TTGCCGCTATGTCGGGAAATAAGAAGAAGATTACTAGAGGCGATGTCATTACCGCTGCTAAAAAAAATAGTCCTGATAATGTGGGTAAGTCTACCCTTAAGAAACCAGCAGCAAAAAACCCTAATATGAAGTAGCGTCAACACAAACAAAAAGTTTAGGTCCCTTTTAGGGGCCTTTTCTTTTACTCTTGAAAGGTAGACGCCATGCGGAATCTACCTAGCTTTTGCTAGACCTGCGCCTGTAAAAAGGATTTTGCTGATGTTTTCTGAAAACTTTAAACCTTGGTGGGAACAAGTCAACGACTTTGAATCTCACGAAGAACGGGAAGAGTTTCTTGCCTCTGTTCGACAGTACAGTGGCACAGCTTGGTTACGTCCCAATTACACTCGTCAAGCAAAGATGCTTGGAGCTGTAGCAGGTTATAGAAGTAGAAAGTTTGCACAGCCACAATCTTACACAGGCAAGAAGTACTGATGAAGCGGGTCTTACACGCAATAGAAAAAGCAGCAGCAGAGACTACTCACTTTATGCAAAGAGATTTAAGGGCCTCTGCTCTAAAGCATGGCTGGGACCGAAAAGTTGTTAATGACACTCAGGTCAAATACGCAGAAGGAAAGTTTTCCGTCCATGTTAGCGAGAAGCATGGTGATGCTGCTTTTGTTCACGAATTTGGTGATGATAACCGTCCACCTACTGGTGTAATTCGTAAGTTTAACAATCACACTGGTCCTACTGAAAAGACCTTCCTAACTAGCTTGGCTAAGCACCTAGGAGGTAAACTATGACGTTTATTCTTTCAGAAGACAAAGCTCTTCGCAAAAAACTACAGGGAATGACCGTTACTGACCAAAGAGCAGACGGTGATGGCGTAGCTCGTCAAGTAGGTGTGTGGTTCGGTCAGCCTGACCAAGAAATTCGTAGCCAGTCTTACCCGTATGTGACTATCGACATGATTGACGTAGTTCGAGATACAGACCGAGAGTACAGGGCTAAAGTTACCCCTGAGTACATGGCGGGCCCTACTCTTGGGGCAAATCAAAACTGGCAAATAGATACTCCAATTCCTGTGAGTATTGACTACCAAATCACTACTTACTCTCGCCAGCCACGCCACGATAGGCAAATTATGGCTCAACTTCTTGGGAATAAACTTCCTATTAGATTTGGCATCTTACAGGTACTAGAGAACGAAAGTGTTGTAGGAATTACAACTACTGAGTCCTACACAGTACGGAGATTGGATGTCACTTCAATCTCCAAAAGAGATTTGACAGAGCAGGCAAAACGCTTGTTCATCAACGCAATTTCAGTAAGAGTTTCTAGCGAAATTCCACTGGAAGTATTCGAACAACTATACACGGTCTCCCAGGTCAGCCTAGACGACCCAACTCGGATAAGGGATAGCTTTATCGGAGTTGGTTCCTTTACTACTACGACACCATCCGTAACCCCCTGAAATAATCCCCCTAGATAGGAGAACCACCTATGCCGTATCAACGTCCTGGAGTCTACATCAATGAGACTCTTCTCCCCGCCGCAATTGCTGCTGAAGGTACCGCTAATGCTGCGGGTGCCTGCATCGGTGCTTTTGCATCAGGCCCAACTGCAGTAACCAGAGTAACTTCTTGGTATGACTTTGTCAGTACTTTTGGTGGCTACAGTGGTGCTTACCCAGCTACTTTTGGTGTAGGCATGTTCTTCCGTAATGGAGGAAGTGAGCTGTATGTTCGTCGTGTAGTACACAGCGACGCAGTAAAAGCCCAAGTAAACGTAGTTAATACCATTTCAGAAGTAGTCGCCGTGTTTACTGCTAATAGCTATGGAGCAGATGGCAATAACCTTCGTGTCCAGCTGTTGCCTGTAACTGGCTCATACTACGACCTTATTGTCTACAAAGAGGGTGCGTATGCAAATGCTAGCACTACTGATGGAGATGAAATCCTTGAGCGTTTCACTAACGTGGTTCTTTCAGATTCAACCTCAGGTGACTACATTAGAACAGTAGTTAATCTTCAGTCAAAGTACGTGACTGTAAGCGTAACTAATGGCACAAAGGTTCCTACTTCAGCTATTTTCCCACTTTCTGGTGGAGTGAATGGTACTACGCCAACTGCTGTCGATTACATAGGCACAAGTAACGCTGTTTTGAATGAGTTCAATACTATTGACCGTCCTCTAGTAATGTTTATCCCTGAAGTAATTGCTCAATTGGGAGCTACTGACGGACAGACTGTGCAAAATGCAGCAGTTACTTGGGCAGAAAGTGGAAATGGGTTTGTAGTACTAGACACACCACAAGCTATGGACGGTACTGCTTCAAACTTGACCGTAGCCCAAGCAATCACTTTTGCTGGAAACTACACTGACTCAAGTCACGCAGCTGTTTACTACCCGAACATCTACATCACTGACCCTATTGGCCGCAGCAACTCCTCATTGCGTAAGGTTGGTCCTGCTAGCGCAGTTGCTGGTCTTTACCTAAGAACTGACCGTAGCTCTGGCCCATTCAAGGCCCCTGCTGGTGTAGCTGCAAACATTGTTGGCTCAGTTGCAATTGAGCGCAAGTTTACTTCTGCAGAACTAGACACTTTGAACTCGTCTTCTGCTCCTGTAAATGCTATTCGTAGCCTACCAGGTGCTGGAACAGTAGTAATGGGTGCTCGTACTCTTCTACAAGACGGTACTGCAAACAAGTACGTTAACATGCGTCGTAGCCTAATCTACATCCGTCGCCAGTTGGAGCTCATCACTGAGGTTGCGTTGTTTGAAAACAATGACTCAATTTTGTGGTCCAAACTACGCACTACAGTAACTGCTTTCCTAAATGAGTACCGCAATCAAGGTGGTCTTCGTGGAACTAACGCAGAGCAAGCCTTCTTTGTTAAGTGTGACGAAGAAAATAACGACCCTAACTCGATTGCTAATGGAGAGGTACACATCGAAGTTGGTGTGGCACTACAGTACCCAGCTGAGTTCATCGTCATCAACCTAAGCCAAAAGACTGGCGTCTAAACAAAGGAGATATGATTCATGCCTACTATTATCAATAACCGTTCATCCCTCATTACTGACCCAATAAGAAATTTCCGATTCTTGGTTACTTTCAAACCATTGCAGTCAGGTCGAGGTGACGACTGGCTGAAGAACTCAAGCGCAGTGACTAGCGCTTCTATCGGGTTCACTTCGGTATCGGGAATGTCAGTTACTACTGACTCTATCCCTTACCGTGAAGGTAGCTATAACACCACTGTTCACCAGATTCCTGGACAGACTACCTTTGCTCCTATTCAAATGCAGCGTGGCGTCATTCTTGGAACTGACCAGCACTGGAAGTGGATGCGGAAGTTGTTTGCAACTGTACAAGGCGCAAACTCCGCTAACAACATCGCTAACAACAACTTCCGTTGTGATGTAGAGATTGCTGTTTTGTCCCACCCAATTGCTGGCTCTGGTGGCGGAGATGCTAACTCAAGTGTTGGAGATGACCACGTAGCGTTGCGATTTAACGTTTACAACGCATGGATTACTAGCCTTGCTTACTCAGACCTAAACGCAGGTGACAACGCTATTTTTGTTGAGCAGTTGACCCTTGTGCACGAAGGCTTCGACGTAAACTGGGCACCATCGCTGTCTACTTCAGCAGCTAAGTTTTAACCAATAACCGATAAGGACTACAAAACGTGACTGAACAAACTTTCAAAGCTGCAGACAATGTGAACCTGGCTAATAACCTGGTTAACCAAGCAATGGCTGAGCCTACTAAAACGACGGAAAAAGCAGTAATAACATCTCCTTTAGACACTTTGGTGAATCTCCCTGGCGGGTTTATAACCCCCGCTGGGGAGGTCATCAGAATTGCTGAGGTTAAAGAACTAAATGGAAGAGACGAGGAGCTTATCTCTAAGAGCTCTAACTCTGGTAGGACGTTCTCCACTATCTTAAGTTGTGGCGTTGTAAGCATTGGTGGCGTTAAAGCCACAGATGCTCTATTAGATGAGCTTCTATCTGGTGACCGTGACGCATTGATGTTAGGTATTTACAAAGCTACTTTTGGAAACACCGCACTAATACAGTCTTTTTGCTCAACTTGTGAAACGCCTCAAACAGTAGAAGTCAACATCGATACTGACATTGAAATGAAGAAGCTATTGGACCCAATAGCAGACCGTTCATTTACTGTAAGAGGTCGTGAACAAGACTATTTGGTGAGTCTCCCTACTGGGGCTACTCAACGAGAACTGTCCACTAATCTAGACAAAACTATGGCGGAACTCACCTCGATACTACTACAGGGGACTGTAATAGAAATTGGTGGAAGACCAGTAGTTAGTAAGCAACAAGTACTCTCTTTTGGACTACAAGACCGCAAAGCCATCTCGAATGAGATTGCTGACCGTAACCCTGGACCGCAGTTTAACGACACTACCGTTGATTGCCCAGATTGCGGGGGAAAGGTGGCGGTTCCGATTAACCTCGGAACCTTGTTTCGTTTCTAGTGTTGCAAACTATGTAGTGCTATTAGGACAATGGAAACTCTTAACGGAGAACTATCCAGGATGGACTTTAACAGAAATTAAAGAGCTATCTCCTAGAGAAAGAATTAACTGGTTAGAAATTGCTAAAGAAGATGGGAAGGTGAGTAAGGAATAATGTCTGAAACAGGATTGAACGAAGAGCTCGACGCGGCAACTAAAAAAGTCACTGCGTTAGCTAGAGAAGTAAAGAAGCTTGGTGCAGAACTAAAGGACCTTACACCTGCTGCTTCCAGTGGTGGTGGAGGTATTTTTAGCAAACTGTTCGGAGGAAACCTTCTTGGAGTAGGTGCCAATAGACCTGGTACTGGAGCAGATGGCGCTAAATTTGGGGCAGCACCATCTGCTGGCGGAAATATGGGCGGAGTTGTTAGCGCTTTAGGCAAGTTTGGTGCAGTAGGGCAAGCTGTTAGCGGCGCTGGACAAATGGCTTCAGGACTTGCTACAGGTATGCCAGGAGTACAAGACGTTCTACAGTACAGCAAAGGCTATTACGGAGCATCCATCTATGCTGGTGGAGCTAACCGTAAGTTAATGCAACAAGCTACCTTTGGGGCCATGTCTCAAGGTATGACTAGTACGGGTGCAGACGCTAGAGTAGCCTCACTTCTAACAAGCAGAGGCATGGCGTTTAGCTCTATGTCTGGCAGCACTTACATGCAGACAGCTCAAACTGCAGGAAACATTTCCAAGTATCTGAACATGGATGTGGAACGCTCTACTGCCGCTGTTGCAGACATGACTAACGCTGGTGGGGCATCTACTCTTCTAAAACGTTTTGGAATCTTTAGCTCAGATTTAGCTACAGGTAAAGAAAAGACTATGCCTCAGATTTTTGAGGAACTTGCTGGTCGCCTTCAAGTTCGGGGCTCAACTGCTGAACGTACTAGCCAATCCATTCGTAAAGGTGCCCTTGGGGTATCTATTCAGAACTCTGGGCTATCACAAGACCAGCAAGCATTGTTTTCTCAGTACATGATTGACCGTGCTGGAGGAAAGTCCACAGATTGGTTAAACGACAAGAGTCTCGGCAATGATAACCCTCTAAGCTCTACTTACGCTTTAAACGCTTCTGCCACTAAGCAGTACGGAAAAGCTGAAGACAGTTACATCCAAGGAATTAAAGACGCTGTTCCAACAATCTCTGCTCTTAATGACGCATTTGGAAATTTGGCTAAAACAGTAGGTTCTCTAAATGCGACTATGCAAACTCTTGGTGGTGCCCCATCTGCTCAAGGAGTTATGGGGTCTGTAGCTGGTGGTGCTGGTATTGGCGCTGCAATCGGTACTCTGATAGCCCCTGGAGTAGGAACTGCTATTGGTGCAGTTGCTGGTGGGTTATTTGGTGCTGCAGTTCCATTTGTTGGTTCTGGTGGTGAATCTGGAAAATCCTCTAGTAAATCAACTAGCTCTGCTAAAAAAAGCAACCAATTAGGTAAAGGCGCTCAAAGTTTTACTAGCCCAATTTCGGGTGGACAAGTAACTGCTCGACTTGGGCAAAAAGGTCCTTATTGGGACAAGGATGTTGGTCACCGAGGAACAGACTTTAAAGCTGCTCAAGGAACTCCAGTAAAGTCAATTGGAGAGGGCCAAGTAATAGACCTGCCTACAGGTGGAGAACTTGGTAACCAAATTAAGATTAAACATAGTAATGGATTTGTTAGCCATTATTGCCACTTGAGCAGTGTGTCAGTCAGCGCAAGCAGTTCAGTAACTCAAGGGCAAAGAATTGGCTCTTCTGGAAATACTGGCTCAAACTCTCATGGCCCTCACTTGCACTTTGTGCTCTATAACTCTGGTGGAACTTCTGTAGACCCATTCAACTATTTGGCTGGACTATCTGATGCTTCTGGAAATACATCCACAGGAGCTGGAGTTCAAAGTACTACAGGAACAGATGGCGCAACTGCCCCTTCATCTAATGGAGATAAAAATGGAAGTTACGTCGGAACTTCTTCAGTAGTCACTAGCGGAATATCAGGAATTAGTTTTTCAGATAACTCTACAAACTCTATTTTGGGAATAAGTGCCCCTACTTCAGGAAAAATGCCAGAGTCTATTAACGGAAGCTCCTTTAACTCAGGGAAATCCACTACTGGATACAAAACAAACGCTCCTGGGGCAAAGACTGGTGTGGACTACGTTCCTCAAGATGGTACATACAACCTTCATCAAGGTGAAAGCGTTAGAACTGCAGAAGAAACTTCTGCTTATCGCCAAGGTAAAGAAGGCGGAAAAGCTAGAGGAAGTAACGTGACCATAAACGTTACCGTTGCCAGGGCTTCTGAGGAAGAAGCTCGCCGTATGGTCAAGCTTATGAAAGAAATGATAAACGATGATGCTCACATCCTTCAGGCAGGTAAACGATAATGGCTACTAGTGATTTAGACGCTGCCACTAGACTACTGGGTTGGCTACAAATAGCGCAAGTAGACTCTGGTTTTGGAGACATAGGAGACACCACTGTGTACTATTTTGTAGTGGATGACAATGGTAAAGACGTCACTTCTAGATATCATAATTTAAGCAAAAAAGTTAGTGGTGGTTTTAGGTCTACTGAAACTAAATACCGACTTACTGCAGCAAACAAAGCTCTTGAAATTACTAGACTTACAAATCTTATTGATTCAATAAACTATAAAGCAGCAATAGCAGCAAAACGTGCTGCAGTTAGACTCGCTAAATACCAAGAGAGCATCGGTATGGGTCCGATTAGAAAAAAAGGCGCTCTCCTTTATAACGTGTCTAGTCTAAGTCAGGCTTATTTAAAATCTGGTAATCCTGATAAAGCTTCAACTTCAGATGCTAAAAGCAACTTTGATACTTTTAGTTCTGGGTATGGGAACTCTCCTAGGTTAGTATCTCAAGCTATGGAACTTTGGAAAAACAGTTCTAACCATAAAGGGATGATTACTACTTGGACGCAACCAAGTGGAACTTCTCAGATAAGTGCACAAAAAACTTCTGGTATGGGCACTATGGGAATTACAGACCCTAACAAATACGCTTTTCAATTCTTGTACAATCCACAGCCAATCACTATGGCGTACAAGGGAGCGCCAGCAATTGATGTAACTCAGTACACTTCTGGTTCAGAAGATTACGCTTTGTGGGCTGGTGGAGAAGGTGGTGGTACTATCTCTTTTGACCTTCTATTGATGCGTATGTACGACATGCCCCACTATACTGCCGATAAAAATGGCAAAGGTGTTCTTCAAAATAAAGACATTTATGTAAACAGACATCCTAGAGGTGCGGATAACGCAGGGTCGTTATTTGATGAGCAGGACGCTATTTACAACAAAGGCACTATGTACGACCTTGAGTTTCTACTTCGTACAGTAATGGGAATAACCATAGATTCACAATGGAGAGGAAATACCGCGGACATTGGCTGGGTGGGTGCAATGCCCGTAGAAATTCACTTAGGTCCTGGACTTCGTTATTGGGCTACTATTTCTGGCCTTACTGTAAACCACGTAATGTTTAATGAGCGTATGGTACCTATTTTTAGTACTGTCCATGTAGAGGCGAATCGTCTTCCTGACTACAATTGGACTACTTCTGCTAAGAGTGTTCCTAATGCAAGTAACAACAAAGCCCTTTCAGCGTTCCGTCGTGCTGAACATAAAGGAAAGTCATGATTTTTTCAAACAGCAGGTACGCTGAAGGAACCATTTTTAAATCGTATGACTCTCGTAGTAAAAAGTATGGGGTATCCGTACTTAGAGTTTTTCCTGAAAACTCTAGCGAGTTCTTTTACTACACTTGGGCAGAGCGAGACCGAATTGACTCAGTTGCTGAAAAGTTCTTCGGTGACCCTGATGCTTGGTGGCAAATCATGGACTTCAATCCAGAGATAATGAACCCTTTAGACATCTCATTAGGAACTGTTTTAAGGATTCCACGTGGCTAGTACTTCTAACGCATCAAAGAAAGTTTCAGATTCTGCTAAAAACAGAAGAGGTACAGAATACAAAGTAGTTTTTCCTACCCTACCAAACTTAACTAAACAACCGAACTCTATTGAAGTTCATCAAGGGATGAACAAACATGACGTAATAGTGCTCAAGTTTAGGACTGTCAGTAAGACTACTGCAAAACTGTTAAAGACTGGCGTGCCATTTACTTTAAAATGGACCCAGCTACAGAAGACTCGAATTATTTATGGGTATGTAACTCATGTGTCTAATGAAACTACTGGACAAAAAACTGCAAAGATGCAGGTTAATGCAGTGGGAGCCTCGTTTCCATTGAAACAACGTTCTTCTAAAATCCATAAAAAGATGACTATTACTGAAGTAGCTTCTTTGATTGCTAAGAATCATCACCTTAAGTTTGTAGGGGACCCTCATCCCCACAAGTACGACCAACTTGCTGTATCAGGACATTCCGATTGGGCTTGGCTAACCGAACACGCAAAGCGTATTGGCTATGGGCTGATGATTGATGGGGTAACTCTAGTCTTTAAGCCTTTAGACAAGCTATTGGACCAGTCAGTAACTAACGCTCCTATTATGAGCATGTTTAACGTACCGTTTCCTATTAATAATCTTTTCTACGATAGAACCCTCGATTACTTTAGAGTGTTAAGCGGAGAAAACATTGAAGCAACGGATTACCAGCGAGCCGTTAAAAACACTGGTGGGGTAAACCCTCAAACAGGTAAGTCGTTTACTTCTAAGGCTAGCCCTAAAAAAGTAGGAAAGAACTTACGTAAAAAAGTTAGTGATGTTCTTTTTGAAGAGTACATGTCGAATCATGTGGTTAATAGCGGAGAAGCGGCAAGACTTACAGCAGAAGGCGCAGCTCATCTAGCACGTTTAAACTTGCCAGCAATTGCTAAGGGTCAAGGAGACCCTAGATTGAAGCCATTTGCTCCTGTGTACATTACTGGAATAAATGAAGAAGTAGATGGCTACTGGATAGTTAACTCTGTAGTTCATTACTTGAAATTTACAGGGGAATACACTGTAGAGATGATTGTAAGTACTGATGGCCTTGGTGAGCCAACAGACGCAAGGTCTGCTGTTCCTGCAGCATCTACCTCTATTTCTGGTAAAGGAATGGTGGATATTAATGCGGCTTTGAATAACCAAAGAATAGACTCAACATCTTCTCTTAAAAACACTACAAATAGCAGCGTAAGACTAAGCACTAAAGATGTCTTGTTCAAAGAAGGCGACCAGGGGTTTAACCGAACCCCAACAACTTGGAAAGCAAATAACACTGGTCCTAGGAAGGTGTGTTAATGATAAACAAACCTGTACAAGAGAAGGCAATCTCGTTACCTTTCACAATAGATTCTTATGGAAATGTGAACTTAGCTGTAACTCAGTCTAAGCTTTGGGCGGATAAAGTTCGTTCAGTTATTGGAACTATGTATGGCGAACGAGTTATGCAAGCTGAATTTGGGACAGAAGTTCCAAAAATCCTTTGGGATACTACAGACGTAGCTGCAGAGTTTATTAAAAAAGAAATTGCTAGTGCTTTCTCTACTTACCTTCCATTATTGAAACTACAAAGTGTAGAGAGCTCTTTTAACGAGCATGAAAACATCATTACCGCTAGCGTGTATTACAGCCTACCTAACAGCGAAGAAGCAGTAGAAGTAGTGGGCATTGCAGCCATTAGCTCTAACCGCGCCCTACAAGAGGAAAACCTATGACAACTCCAGTAAGCAGTATCCCTATCTCTGCAGATTACACGAGCCGAGACTACTACTCTCTTCGTGAAGATTTGATTACCAGAATGAAAGACCGTATCCCTGAATGGTCTGGTACTGACCCCGCTGATTTTGGTGTGGCTCTTGTAGAGGCGTTTGCTTACATGGGGGACATAGTTAACTACTACATTGACCGTGTAGCAAATGAAAACTACATTTTAACAGCTACACAACGTCAAAGCATTTTGGAACTAGCAGCTACCCTTGGCTACACTCCTACTGGGTATCGAGCAAGCACGGTTACAGTTCAATTCGTAAACTCTTCTGCTACTCCGTATACTCTTCCTGCTAGGACTCAGTTCTTAATTGATGTTCTTTGTAATGACGAAGTTCAACAACTCTTTTTCTCTACTAAATACGCAGTAACAATCCCTGCAAATAGCAACGCTACTACTTCAGCAGTACATGGTGAGTGGGCAAGCTCACGTGTAGAAAATGCGGCATCTGGTTCAACAGACATTGCAGGTGAATGGGTGGGCACTTCAAATGGACTGCCTAGTCAAGTGTTTCAACTTTCAGAAAACCAGGTAGTAGAAAACACTATTTCAGTATATGTTCTAAACGGTGATGTCTATGAAAAATGGTCTCAAATCACGAACATCACAGACGCTAACCCAAATGACGCTGTCTTCTTTGTAACGATGGATGGGGATAACTTTAGCTACATCAACTTTGGTGATGGAGTTTCAGGAGCTATCCCACCTAACTTGGCTGCTATTAAAGCAGACTACTTGATTGGTGGAGGAGTTCTAGGAAACATTCCAGCAGGAGTAATTCCAGATGTATACAGTTCTCCTGGGTTTACTTCTGGAGAAGTTGCCAGCATCAGTGCTAACGTAGCAATTTCAAACTTAGAAGGATTTGGTGGAGCCGAACCTGAAAGCAATGACAACATTCGCTATGCTGCTCCGCTATTCTTTACTACTCAAAACAGAGCAGTTACTTTAAATGATTACGCAAATCTTTCTTTGGGTGTTAGCGAAGTAGGAAAAGCCAATGCAGTTGCCGCAGGGCCAAACTCTGTGACCGTGTTTATTGGCCCAGACCCTGACCCTACAGACCCTTTCCAGTTCCCTGGGTATAACTCAGACCCTAATGTTTCTGGAGTAATAACCTCTGCTTGGACTAGCATTAAAGAATCAGTAATCTCATTTTTAGATGGTAAAACTCAAATTGGGACTAGCGTGACTATCGCTCCACCTGTGTACCCCAAAGCTAGTGTTGTTATTCAGTACACTAAACTTCCTCAGTACACTTACGAGCAAGTTGCCTCTGCTATTAAAACTGCAATGCTAACCACATATGGGTACGGCAACTCTTCTTTTGGCCAGGTTATAAAGCCTGAAGAAGTCGAATACATTATTAGACAAGTTAGTGGAGTGGCCTCTGTACAAGTGCAGTCTTTGTACAGGACAGGTGCATCTGTAACTCGCAGTGTATTGGTTGGAAACTCAAATGAAATTTTTGTGTTTACCGAAGATGAAATGACCATAAACGCTGCCGATGCTTTGTCATTGATTGCTTTGAACCATGGAAGCCTCAGCCCATCATTCGATAGCTCAGTTCTTAACTACGCAGTAGCTCTTCCTAACGGAAATACTTCTGTAACTGTAACCCCTACTGCAGTATCTAGCACCTCCACAATAAAGGTCAACAATGTGACGGTTGCTTCAGGAGCTGCAAGCAGTGCCATTACCACAGCTGTTGGAGTCACTACTATTTCTGTAGTAGTAACCGCGTCAGATGGCGTTACGATTAAGAGCTACCTTCTAACTCTAACTAGGGCTTCTTAATGGAAGACGAGTTTGGTGCTAAACGGTACTACGGGTTATACCGTGGTACCGTAACTGCCAATAATGACCCTCTTAAAAAGAGACGGTTGAGAATGACTATCCCTCAAGTTTTAGGGTCAGCCTCTACGGATTGGTCTTGGGGCATAGAAGCAGCTAATACTAAATTTGATGTACCAGCTGTTGGTCAAGGAGTCGCAGTCCTATTTGAAGGAGGCGACCCATCATACCCAGTATGGGTGGGTACTTTTGGAAGAACTCAAGGTATTGGAAAACACGCTTTACTAAAGGCGCTAGAAGGCTCTACTACAGGGCTAATCACAAACACGTTTTCTGACGGAACTGTCGAAGTAGATGTATTAGCTACACTAGCTTCTCTTCAAGCTAGAATAGCGGCTCTCGAATAGCTCGTATCATCGCCTAGTTAAGGCGGTATAAACACGCAATACCAGTCAAAATAGTTAATAGACTTAGGAGTTTTAATGGCAGCGAATTACCCAGACAGTACGGTGACTTTTTCACGTCGCATGGACCTTCGTGACCTTGTTCTCGCAGCAGATGTAAACGTACTCTATGACGAAGTAGAAGCAATAGCTTCTACCATAGGTCTTTTGCCAGCTACCAGCGCCAATTGGGGAAGCGGAAACTTTAGCAGCGCTACTACAGCCTGGAGTTCTCTAAAAGCCCGTGTCCAAAACATTGAGCATGGTGTCTACAAGATTCTAGTGAGTGCTCCTTACGCAACCGTTGCTTACGTAGATGGCAAGACTTACCCTACTGGCCCAACTGGACCTCAGGGCTTGCTTGGCCCAACAGGTCCAACGGGTCCTGCTGGTGGACCTACTGGTCCTACTGGCCCAACTGGAGCAACTGGAGCAACTGGCTCTGCAGGACTAGTCGGTTCAACTGGTCCAACAGGTCCTTCAGGAGGGCCCACTGGACCAACAGGTCCTACTGGTCCTACTGGACTGGCTGGCGCAGCTTCTACCGTTACAGGACCTACTGGGGCTCAAGGTTACCAAGGACCTACTGGTCCGACTGGACCAACAGGACCTACTGGACTAACTGGAGCAACAGGGCCTACTGGCCCTACTGGACCAATTGGTTTAACGGGAATTACAGGACCAACTGGTCCTCAAGGATACCAAGGCGTCACAGGACCAACAGGTCCGACTGGAGCAACTGGAGCAGCATCTACGGTTACAGGCCCTACTGGCCCTGTCAATACTGTTGGTGGAACTTTTACAGGAGCAATAGTTCTAAAGTCAGGGGCAACTGGTTCAGGTACAGCCCCTCTATACTTCGGTACAACTTCCCCTGTTGTTTTAGCCACTGCCGCAGGTGGAGCAGTAGAATACGACGGTAACGTTAGTTACCTCACTCCTAACTCATCGGCTACTTCAGGTCGTGGACTTCTTTCCGCAGTTCACTATAAGAGTATTGCAAGCGTCTCGCCGCGCACTTTGAGTTCGGGTTTAACTACTGCGCAAAACGCTTTGGGGGCATCCTTGACTCTCGCCCCAAACACAGCCTATGAAGTTGAAATGATGTTACAACCAGCGTTCACAACTAACTCGACATCAAACATTACTTTGAGCGTTGTAATGGCGTCAACTGCCACTGCTGCGCCAACAAGTTACAGCGTAATTTACTCTAATGGAACAACAGCCACTCAAAGTTCAACATCAGGCTACACGTGGATGACTGGGCAGACTGCTTCGACGGTTGTTGCAACTATTACGGCAATACAAACTACTTATGTAAACGTATTTGTCAAAGGAATTCTTAGAACTGGCTCAACGGGTGGGACGCTTAGTCCTCAAGTGCAACTATCTGGAACAAACACAACCGCGTTTTCGGTTGCGTATAACAGTTACTTGAAAGTAACCCCGATAGGTTCTGACGCTTCTTCGAGTATTGGTGCTTGGGCTTAGCACAAGCTCAAATACTAGGAGCAAATAATGGCAAAATATAGCGCATTTAAATACGAAGAGACTACTTATGGAGCGACTCCTGCTCAAATCTTGTACTCTGTTGAGCCTTTCAAAGCATTTGTTTACGACTACTCAAAAGCTAATGGAAGAGTGGGCTTAACGTTTAACGCTCCAGCGGGTAACTACACTCAGATGCGTATTGTT